AACTTTGGGTTCAATGAAGAACGTTCTTTCTTTCAAGACGCCGCAGAGTATGATCCTGTAACTGGTACTGATAAAGATAGTTAATGAAAAAGGTTGAGGATAAACTCAACGAAATTTTAGATATTACACCTAAAGTTGAAGTTGAAAAAGTATCGCCGGTAATACCTAGGCCTAGAGAAGACCAAGATATTACTAACGACTATAAGTACAGTAGAGAAAATTTGTACAATCTTGTCGAAAGAGGACAAGACGCCATAGACGGTATATTAACACTTGCGAAAGAGACTGAGCATCCTAGAACATATGAAGTCGCAGGTCAATTAATAAAAAACGTAGGTGAAGTCACAGAGAAACTTTTACAGTTACAAGAGAAGATGAAGAAGTTAGGTGAAGAAACTAAAAAAGGTCCTAATAAAGTGGAAAACAATTTGTTTGTAGGTTCAACAGCAGAGTTACAGAAACTAATTAAGAAAAATGGAAAATAAAACTTATCTAGGTAATCCTAATCTAAAGGCAGCAAATCAGAAAACTAAATTTACAAAAAAACAAGTTGAAGAATTTATACGTTGTCAAGATAATCCTGTTTACTTTATAGAAAACTATTTACAGATAGTAACACTTGATCATGGTTTACAACCATTCAAGATGTTTAACTTTCAAAAAGAAATGGTAGATACATTTCATAATAATCGTTTTAGTATTTGTAAACTACCTAGACAGTCAGGCAAATCAACAACAATTATTGCATACTTATTACACTATGCGATATTTAATTCTAACGTTAACATTGCAATACTTGCCAACAAGGCAGCAATTGCTCGTGACTTATTAGGTCGATTACAACTTGCATATGAAAACTTACCTAAGTTTATACAACAAGGTGTTATCAACTGGAATAAAGGTAGTTTAGAATTAGAGAACGGTAGTAGAATACTTGCAGCCGCAACATCATCAAGTGCTGTTCGTGGTGGTTCATATAATATTATATTCTTAGACGAGTTCGCATATGTACCTAATAATATTGCAGAACAATTTTTTAGTTCAGTTTATCCTACTATATCATCAGGTAAAAGTTCTAAGGTAATGATTGTATCTACACCTCATGGTATGAATATGTTTTATAAGTTATGGAATGACGCACAACATAAAAGAAATAGTTACATACCTATTGACGTGCATTGGTCAGAGGTGCCTGGTAGAGATGAGAAATGGAAAGAAGAAACAATAAAGAATACAAGTGAGGCACAGTTTAGAACAGAGTTTGATTGTGAGTTTTTAGGTAGTGTCGATACACTTATTAATAGTTCTAAGTTAAGAGTAATGTCGCACATTAATCCTGAAACATCAAATGCAGGACTAGACATGTATGAAAAACCAAGTAAAGATAAAAGATATGTAATAACAGTTGATGTTGCAAGAGGAACAGTAAATGACAATTCAGCATTTGTTGTTGTTGACGCAACACACATACCATATAAGATTGTAGCAAAGTATAAAAATAATGAAATCAAACCTCTTATTTTTCCTCAGATAATACACAAGATCGCAACAGCTTATAATAATGCAGAAATACTAGTAGAAGTAAATGATATAGGTGGTCAAGTTGCAGATACTTTACAATACGATTTAGAATATGACAATCTTATCATGGTCAATCAACGAGGCAGATCAGGACAAGTCGCAGGTACAGGTTTTAGTGGTAAGAGTTCTCAGTTAGGATTAAGAACAACAAAGGCAGTAAAAAAAATAGGTTGTTCTAATTTAAAAGCAATGATAGAACACGATAAACTAATCATACAAGATTTTGATATCATTGCAGAGTTATCAACTTACATATTAAAGGGTAAAGACAAATACGAAGCAGAAGAAGGTTCTCATGATGATTTAGTGGCATGTTTAGTTATGTTTGCATGGTTATCAAATCAGACTTACTTTAAAGAATTAACAGATCAAGATATACGATCTAGACTTGTAGATGAACAACAGAATATGTTAGAACAAGATATGGCACCTTTTGGATTTATAGAAGATGGATTGCAAAGTGAGGAATCTTATAAAGACCCATACGGAACAACATGGACTCCTATTTCATACAAGAAAGGTTGGTAAAACTTGATTTTCATAAATAGTTTTATAATTTTTAATATTAAAATTTAAACACTCAAAAGGAGAAACAAGATGGCTTTTTTAGTATCACCGGGCGTTCTGGTTACGGAAAAGGATCTCACTAACGTAATACCGGCAGTATCAACTTCAATTGGTGCTATTGGTGTCGTTGCTGAGAAAGGGCCAATGGATGAAATCACTACGATTTCAAGTGAAGACGAATATGTTAGAGTTTTTGGGAAACCAGATGCTAACACTTTCGAATATTTTTTTAGTGCAACCAACTTTTTACAGTACGGAAATGCTCTTCGAGTGGTCAGAGCGGTAACTGGCAATCTTAATGCTGCCTCAGGCGGTACAGGAATACAGATTAAAAACACAACTGATTACTTAGACAATTACGGAACCGGTCAGGCCTCAGTAGGGTCATGGGCGGCAAGAGAAGCAGGAACAGCAGGTAATAACCTGAAAGTCTCTATGTGTACAAACTCAACAGCTTATCAAAGTTTACTAGGCGGTAGTAATTTAGTCAATGACGCAACAGCGGAAATTGGCGATACTACAATAACAGTAGACGCAGGTACAGGTGTACAAGTTGGTGACATATTAGAGTTTGGAGATATAAGTGGTAACTTTACTGCTGCTCCATCAGGCAATTACTACAAAGTAACTGCTATCGCAACACATGTTTTATCAATATCAAGATTTGATCCTGCAACAGGTAAAACTACAACAGGTGGATTAAGACATGCAGTAGCGAACAATGCACATGTTAGAAGACATTGGGAATATTATTTCAATTTTTCTAACGCACCATCAACTACTGATAATGCAGCAGCGGCAGGTGCTTCAAATGACGAATTACACATTGCTGTTATAGATGAAGATGGTGGTATCACAGGTACTGCTGGTTCAATTCTAGAAACATTTGAAGGTGTATCTCAAGCTTCAGACGCAAAAGACGCTTCAGGTAATTCAAACTTTTATGTAGATGTACTGTACAGAGATAGTCAGTTTATTTACTGGATGGATCATGAATCATCTTTAGCAAACGCAGGGTCACCTAAGTTAAATGCAACTACTAAAGCGGCAGTAGCATTTGATAATGAAGGCACTGCTGCTTTAACTGTGTTCAAAGCAAGTCTATCAGGTGGAACAGACGACAACGCTCCAACTTTAGGCGAAATGGCACTTGCATATGACAAGTTCAATGATGTAGAGACTGTTGATATCAATTTCTTAATCGCAGGTCCTTCACAAGGTGGTGGATCAACAGCTGCAGACGCAACTGGAGACACTCACGCAACTAAAGTGATTGACATTGCAGAAGCAAGAAAAGATGTTGTAGCATTTATCTCACCTGCAAGAGCAGACACAGTAAATGTATCAGATCCAATATCACAAACAGCAAACGTAAAAGCATTTGCAGATGGTTTACCATCAAGTTCTTATGCTGTTATCGATAGTGGTTATAAGTATATGTACGACAAATACAATGACGTATATAGATATGTACCATTATGTGGTGACATTGCTGGTCTTTGTGCAAGAACAGACACAGTAGCAGACCCTCACTTCTCACCTGCTGGTTTCAGTAGAGGACAAATTAGAGGCGCTGTTAAACTTGCGTTCAACCCTAACCAGACACAACGAGACGACTTGTATAAAGCAAGAGTAAATCCTGTTGTAACATTCCCTGGTCAAGGTACTGTTCTATTTGGAGATAAGACGGCACAATCAAAACCTAGTGCTTTTGACAGAATTAATGTTAGAAGACTGTTTATCACTATGGAGAAAGCAATATCTACTGCTTCTAAATTTCAACTCTTTGAGTTCAATGATGAATTTACAAGAGCACAATTTAGAAATCTAGTAGAACCTTTCCTAAGAGATATACAAGGTAGAAGAGGTATAACAGACTTCTCAGTTGTTTGTGACGAAACTAATAACACAGGTGAAGTAATTGATAGAAACGAATTTGTTGCAGACATTTTTGTCAAACCAAATCGTTCAATCAACTTCATCAAACTCAACTTCATTGCGACACGTTCAGGCGTAGCGTTTAGTGAAGTTGCAGGCGCATAGAGAGAGGAGATAGAAAATGGCTAATATATCAGATTTCGTATCGAAACTCAAAGGCGGAGGTGCAAGAGCAAACCAGTTTAAGGTAACTTTACCTTTTCCAGGTTTTGCTGCTGTAGGTGGTGAAACAGAAAGCATGGCTTTCTTATGTTCTGCTACTCAACTTCCGGCGTCAACAATAGGTGAAATCACTATTCCTTTCAGAGGTAGAAATATCTATATGGCAGGTGATAGAGAGTTTGCAGAGTGGACAACTACAATCATTAACGATACTGACTTTAGTATCAGAAATGCAATT